TTATAAAAGTCTTTAAGAAGGCAATGGCACCCAAAAGACGTAAAGCACAAATATTCTTGAATGTTCCATCAGTCTTTAAGATTAAATATCTAATGAGAGGACAAGTCGAACATCCTTTCTTAAATAAAATTAAACCTTGTGCAATGACCTCATTTAATATTGACTATACTCCAGAAGGAAGTTATATGACTTATGGAGATGGTTCCATGACATCATATGTCGTTAATATGAACTTTGCTGAACTAGAACCAATTTATAATAATGATGTTCAAATAGACTCAGACGACATGGGGTATTAAAAATGGCAAAACCATATTTCAGTCAAGTTCCAAATCTCGACTATGTTGATAGGACACCAGGAGAAAAAACAATCTCTGCTTATAAAACAGTTAAAAATCTGTTTAAAAGAGCAAAACTTAGAGAAGATATTTTTTCTGATCTAACTTATTTTACAAAATATCAAGTTGTTGGAGATGAAAGACCTGATAATGTTGCAGAGAAATTCTATGATGATCCAACTCTAGATTGGGTCATTCTATTAGCAAATAATATTACCAACATTCAAACCGAATGGCCTATGAGTGAAAACTCTTTTAATAATTTCTTAATTGATAAATATGGATCTCAAGTAGGAATATCAAGTACTCACCATTATGAATGCACTGGTGTGAAAGATACTCTAGGAGTAGTAATAGCTCCAGAAGGATTAACCATAGATAAAGATTTTACTGTCACTTATTACGATAAACTCGCCTCTGCTGGAATAGTTACAGCAACTAATCTAGCAGAAACCATAACCAATTATGATTATGAAAGTAAACTTCAAAATGAAAAAAGAAATATCTTTGTATTAAAACCAGAGTATATAAGTGTAATATTCAATGACTTAGAAGATATTATGGAATATAAAAAAGGTTCCACTCAATATAGAAGTGGAACCCTTAAAGTAGCAGATAATATTAGACTATATCCTAATTAATTACTCCTCTGCAAGTTTCTGGAAATAAGTAAGAGCATCATCCTCGTCTGCACTAGCAGATGCTACAGGAGCAGCAGCAACTGGTGCTTTACTCTTGAAATCTGGAGTAAATGATCCACGACCTTCACTCTCGTCTTCAAGATCCTCATTATACACTTTACGTGTAGGAGGTTTTGCACCTAGAACATAATTAAGACGCTTCTTCAGGTCATCATAAGACTTGAATTGATCTGCAGCAGTTACAGCAGCAAGAGAATACTCTTTCTTCCATAATGCTTCTAATGCATCATCATCATCTAGAAGTGGTGCTACTGAATCGAACTCTGATTTGTCATAGTTCCAGTAACCATCCTTCTTAACAATCTTCAGTTTAAAATTAGCACCCTTCCAAAAGTCAAAAGGATTGATTGGAGTTTCATCCTCAAACTCAGGTTGCATTGCTTCCATAACCTTATCAAAGATCTTCTTACCATATTTGAATAGGAAGACTTTACCTTCATTGTGAGGGTTGACAGGATCCTTAACAACGTAAATGTTACTGTAGTAAGAAAGCTTACGCTTCTGCTTACGAACAACATCCTTATCAGTTTCATTACCACTGTTCCAGAGTTCACGATTGTGCTCTGATACAGGATCTTTACCACCTGTAGTGGTCAAAGAGTTTTCAATATACCATCCACCAGGACCTTGGAATGCATGTGAATACATTTTTGCCCATGGAATATCTTCACCTTCAGGAGAAGGTAAGAAACGGACGACAGCATAACCGTTGCCGGTCTTGTCTAATTCTGGTTTCCAAAGACGCTCATCAGCACCTCCACCAGTTGTGTTCATCTTCTCCACTTCTTTAACTAACTTTTGAGTTAAAGATCCTAGAGAGGACTGCTTTTTTAAGTCTTTAAATGACATTAGATTACCTCGGATTTTTTGAGATTTGGCTTGTATATACCTTCAATATTATAAAAGATCTAAGAAGTTTTGTCAATATGACTTTTCATCATATCAAGCATATTAGTCATCTGCTTAAACAGAATTTGCATATCTACATTAGAGGGAAGACCCATTAAAGTAGCAGACTCACGAATCTGATCTTTCATCTTCTTTGCTTGAGGATCATCAGATAAACTTAAACGAGTATAAAGAACTTGTTGTTTATCTAAAAGTTTTTCAAGCAAATCAATATGATACATTTGGTCTTCCGTATCCATTTGAGGGAATGTGAAGACATTACTATAAACTTCTTCTTGAAGTTCACTAATTTCCGCCATTTCTGCACGGACGACTTCGGATTGAAAAAAGCTCATAATACTGTATCTTGTAAGATTTTTTTAAATTTAGGTACACTAATATTTATGAATGGAGAGTATTTTTTTATCTTTCTACTTACGGTTTCCCACACAGGATCGTTCAGTTTTTTATCAAAATCCTTCCTATACTCAAATATCATATCACAGATTACAAGGGTTTCTAGTGAGGTTTTCCCACCTAGATAATTTCGCAAAATGAGTGGATGACCCTTAGAACAGTCAAATACCTCATTTACCTTATTTTGCTCAAAAAGCACATTTACCTCTTCTTTGAAAATATATGAAAGTGACTGAATTTTCTTCTTCCAGTCCATATAGCGTCCTTCACCTTCTTTGATCATTTCACCAATCCACATAGTTCCAGGATCTGTTGTATATACGAAATTAGAGACAAAAAACTCTTCTACCTCTTTATCGTTTTTTTGCCGTGCGACCTTTTCAAACCAAAATCGGTCTTTCCTCTTATAGAAGGCTTTTTGAGTTGCTCTGGTTTTACCACGATACTTGATATAATCATAATTATCTTTAGTAAAGTGATTCTTTAAAGACAAATAGCAACGATAGGCATCAAAAGGCATCACAGTTCTTCACTAACATTAGTTGGTAATTGTATTATATTAAAAGCAAAAGTAATTCTCTCTTTATTAGCAATTTGTGGTTCTACATGATGGAAAACTTGAGAAGGAAATATTACCATTGTACCATCCTTACCTTCATATGAACAATTATACTGATCAAATATAGTAGGATGACCATGATTCTTACAATATATCACACCTGAAAGAAATCCTGCATGATTATGTGTTGGATTAGAATCTCCTTTATATGCAAAATTTGCCCAAAGATCAAATACATCAAAATGTCCTTTCCAACTTCTAATCTTAAAAAGACGATGAGGTTTTCCTCCTCCATAATATTTTGAACATGCTCTCAATACATATGCCAACCAAAATGAATCTTCAACTAATCTACCAGGAACAGCAACTTGATATGAATTATACTTAACTTCACTACTATCAGCAAACCCCTGGTCAGGAGTGCCAGTATACTTATATCCTATATTATTATGAGATTTAAGTTCTGCTAGAGGATGATTTTTTATTTTTCTACACTCTCTCACCCATTCCTTAGTTTCCTCAACTATTCCTCTAGGGAGGGTAGCTACCATTATGGGAGCATCTTCCTTCAGTCTCTTCAACTCTAATATATCATTATTATTCATTTCAAAAAAAGTAATAGGGCGATTTTTTACCGGACTTTTTTTCCCGACTTTTTTGGAATAAAAAGTCGAATTTCCCTCAGACAGGGAGCTTTGCTCGACTACTACGCTTTAAGAAGTTAAGTTCCTGTGCTTCATACTTAATCTTCTCCTTCAATGGTTTAGGAATTAGTTTAGGGACTGATTCAATATCAATATTATTCTTATCGCAGAAATGAACAATAGCATCTATATAACTCATTCCTTCCGTAGTATGAACCAAAGATTCAATTTCCTGAGCAAATTTAGAAGGACAAAAGAACTTGCTCTCCAATGCTTTCTCTAATTCATTCTCCTTCGACATTATTTGTCCCAGTATTGTGATGTACAAATTCTTTAATATATCTCACTAATAACTTAATATAATCCCCTTTATTCCTTTTGTCAAATACTTTTACCTCTCCACCAGGAGTGACCATAATAGTAATCAACTTTTTAACAGGGATCTCAGTTAATTCATAATAAGCAGCAGCATAAAAGGTTTCCTGAACAAAATAGTTTTCCAACCACTTCTCAGGTTTAATCTTCTCAGACGTTTTAAAGTCTATGACCGCTAATTCACCCTCGTATTCTGCTATACAATCAACTCTACCTGCAAGACCCAGATACTCTGAGTAAAGGGTTCTCTCTATAGCGTGTATGTTATTTATCTTGTCCAGATATGGCTTAGCATGATGAAACATAAACTTAGTAGCAGGAAGGTAATCCTCCCACACCAAATCTCTATTTTCCAAATATGCTTGAGCAGCTTCATGAAAATCTGTGCCACGTGCAGTTGCTCTCTTAGTAATTTTGTTTGCTTCCTCAATACCAATTCGCTTACGCCAATCAATAAAGATTTGTCTGTTATAAAAGGAAGTTACTGAAGTAATAGAAGGAACCCAACTACCATCAGGGAGTTGATAAAGTCTACAACCTGGAGTTTCTTTCTTTTTTAATTCAATATCACCAAGATAATTACAATGATCAAAGGTCATAAATTCAATTCCATTTTAGCCATAAGGTATTCTTTAACCAATCCAGAACGAACAATATCTTCAATTCCAAATTCAATAACATCAACTGATGGCATCAAACGCAGAACTCTCATAAAATCAATAATTCCATTCCTCTCATTAGTCTTAATGAGATCAGACTGAGTAGCATCTCCACAAAACATAATCTTGGATTGAGATCCTACTCTTGTCATTATACTATCAAGTTCATGATAATTCAAGTTTT